ACGCGCAAGATCAACTATCGGTAGCTCGGATGGAGTAGTTATACCATCCTCATCATTCCCCATCTAAAAGCCCCTCATCGTATTCTATTATCTATTAGATATATCACCAATATTCTAGAGTATATATATCTATATAAATATTTTAGATTATTAGGTATTTTATGCTTGCGTAAACTCTTTAAACTCTATAGTCTATGTACACCAACCTATCCTACGGGTTGATTAAAAAGGGGCACATTATGAGTAAAGCAATCTATGACGCAGTTACAGCGTCAATCATCAGTGAATTAGAAAAAGGGGCCGCACCGTGGATAAAACCGTGGCAAGGTTCAGCAGCTACCGGTGCGGATCGCAACATACATTCAGGAAAAGCCTACCAGGGGATTAATAGGCTTATCCTGGCTATCAGTGGTATGCGGTTCGGTTCACCTGTTTGGGGCACTTACAAACAATGGGAAGCATTAGGTGCTCACGTTAAGAAAGGCGNGAAAGGTACGCAGATCGTGTTCTTCAAGCCTAGCGTTGCGGGTAAGGACAAAGTAACAGGCGAGGACATTAGCTATATGCTATTGAAAGGTTCTTGGGTGTTTAACGTCAATCAGGTAGACGGTATCGAAGTAACCGCTACTGATAGCACACCTAAAACCGAACCTGAGCGCAATCAGGCTTGCGAAGATGCAATTAAAAAAACCGGTGCAGTGATCAGTTATGGCGGTGACATGGCGTGTTACTCCCCTGCCCTTGACCAGATCAAAATGCCACACTTAGCAGACTTCACCGATGCAAATCAATTCTATGCCACGGCTTTCCACGAACTAACACACTGGACAGGCCACCCATCAAGATGCGATCGTAAGTTCGGCTGGCGTTTCGGTAATCCCGACTATGCGTTTGAAGAACTGGTGGCCGAGCTCGGTGCGGCGTTCCTTGCTCAAGATTATGGCCTTAACGGTGAACTACGCCATGCAGGGTATATTCAGCACTGGCTAAAGGCTTGCCGTGATGATAGCAAGGCCATTTTTAAAGCCGCCGCCTTAGCGCAGAAAGCAGCCGACTATATCAACGGCAAGCATATAGTCGAAGTGCAGGAAGAAGAACAGTTAGCAGCATAAAACGCTAGACCGTACCGGTGCGGTTCACCGGCATTTCCTAACACTGAGAGGATAACAATGAATACACCGATAATTGCATACCACGCTAAAAATGATCTACGCGGCTGGCACGAGGTCCTGAGAGAGAGCGCAGACTGGCCAGGCTGGAATAATATCGACAAAGGCATGATCGAACATCTAATGAGCACCGGGGATTCAGTTGTCACACTTGGCTGGAATATGTACCAGGTAATAATTGATAAAAAATAATACCGTTAGGGGTGCGGTTCACCCCTATCCTAATCTAAGAGGGCATCATCATGAACGCATACTACACTCAAGTCGCAGACCAGATTTACCCAATCTTTGGGGCAAATTCCATAGAAGAAGCTGAGGTATTTTCGGGTAATGCAAAAGTCATTGAAACATCAGATTCAGTTTTAATGAATTCACAAGGCAGAGTTGACTTTTCTTCAAACTGGCAGATCGAAAATGTAGATTTAAGCGATCTGGTGGAAGTTACTTATGACATAACAAAAGAATGTTGGATAACGGCAAAAAACTAGCCGCATAATTCTAATTTTAATTCTACGATACTGGAGATAACAGCATGAGTTACTACACAGGACAACATTTCGGCGAGTTTACCAGAGAAGCGGATGGGCGTTATTCAGGCCATGTTTTAACGATCAAATGCATCCGTAGGGACGGCAAATTCAGCGTAAAACATACGTTTGGAAGTGGTGCTTATACGGGCCAGATACTAACTAGGGAACAACTAGACAAGGCCATACAACAGATTATGGGAGAGGTAACAGCATGAAAGATATATTCCCTAGAGAGGAAAGACTAGGCATCACTCGCACAAGTATTCTTAGCATGATAGGACAAGGTTTATTGTTTGTGATAAGCATAGGTCTTATATATATTATTTTATTATTTATATCAGTTTAGACTGTATATCTGACCTAATTCCTGCTAAAGCCCCCCCTACCCCCCAAGCAAGATCAAGGGAAGTAGAGGGGGGAACTCCTGCCCCTTTCGGGATCGTCACCATGCTTATGTCTGGTCATTTCCATAAGCCCCCCGCCGTGACGTTTCAGCCAGCGCACTGATTCCACAGTGTATGCTTTCCTTCCACGCGGCCACATCTCTGCCCTTAGTATCGCCTGGAGTGCGGTCTGAAGTACCAAAGAAAAACCCCAAGGTACTTAGATAGAGGCTAGGCCTTGGCAGGGCAGGTATACGCACGGACGATGAACGTGAATATAACCACACAAGCCCCTATCTAAATTCCTTGGGGTTCTCATCGTCAATGCCTGACCGCCAAATCAGACACGCGCACCTTAACACACCCAAATATATTTTGCAAACCCCTTGACCAATACTATTAACCTAATTAACATTGTTCTTGCAGTACCCTTTCCTAATCAACCTAATGGAGCACACATCATGCACATACACGCTTGTGTAGACTGTATTCACTTTATCCGACCTGAGCACCACAACAACCTAATGACTGCGAAGTGTGGTCATGAGTTCGAGATCAATTTTGTAACTGGTGAACGCGACTATAAGTACGCTGACCTAGTACGCAAGCATGGGCCTTGCACCCCTCATGCAGTCTACTTTGAACCCATCTCAGACCCAAGGATGCAGGAGTTTGATGATCAAGACGGAGAGCACCTGAAACCCAAAGGAGCACCCTTCTAATGGCTGATCAACCCACTATGAAAGACTGGAAACAGTTAAACGAACAATTCCAACAGGCACAAGATCAAATTGAGTTTTTGACTAAATCAAACGATACCTTGTGGAAAGTAATCTCATTCTTAATGGAGCACATTTAATGGCTAACGATAGAGCAGACTTTGCAGATGAAGTCAGGAATAAAGCATGGTTTAGTTCTGATACACGCATGGCACTCGATGGCAAAGCCGTTACTGTCATCCTACAGAAGCAGGGTAAAGCTGAAAGAGAGGACTTGAGCCGGGTGGAAGTTGTTCAGGCAGGTCACATGATGGAACCTTTCATAGCCCGTATTGCAGAAGACAAGTTAGGCTACCCATTAGCCAAAGCTGATTGGACTGGAACCCATCCTAGCGAACCCTGGATGCAATCCCACTTTGATTACGTCAAAGAGATCAAGGGTGGTTACATCCCTTATGAGATTAAGAACTATAACTTGAACCGTATGAATAAGTTTAGTGATGACCCCTTGATACTACCTGACGCAGACCGAGGACAATTGATACAGGAAGCCATCTGTCTCAATGCTAGTGAAGCACATCTTTGTGTTCTCTTTGGTGGTCAATACTTCAGACACTATGAGATGACTGTTACCGATGAAATGAAAGAAGACCTGACTAAGCAGATGGCTGTGTTTTGGGGCCATGTCATAGCAGGTACTACACCTGAGCCTCAGACAGCAGCAGAGTGCAAGCTAGTCTATGCCATGCAGACTAATGGCGTAGCCTGGGCAGACAGGGAAGCAGAGCAGATTGCAGCCCAGTTAAGAGCTACTAAACAGCGTATCAAAGAGCTAGAGGAAGCCGAGGAAGCCATGACGGTAGCCCTACAGAATAGGATGAAGTCATCTGGTGAACTGATTGCAGTTGATGGCAGCATCCTAGCCACTTGGAAAGCAAGCAAAGGTACTAAGCGGTTTGACCCCAAACTATTCCAACAGGCTATGCCAGAGATGTATGAAAAGTTTTGTTTCGAGCAACCAGGTTCTAGGAGGTTCTTAGTCAAATGAAAGCCTTTCCTAGTCAGTACAACACAATGACAGGCCAAACAGAGTACGGCATGGAGTTACGCGATTGGGTGGCCGGTATGGCATTGGTTACAACCAAGTCTAATGACCCATCGACAATTGCTAAACAGGCCTATCGAATTGCAGACGCTATGCTAAAACAAAGGGAGATAAAAGATGAGCAACCAACTAGTTCCGTTTAACGATATGACGTTGATGGCAGACAGTATTGCTAAGTCAGGACTGTTTGGCATGAAGAACGTCAATGAAGTACTAGCCCTAATGCTAGTAGCACAGGCTGAAGGCTTACACCCTGCCACAGCAGCGCGTGACTATCACATCATCCAGGGCAGACCTGCTCTCAAAGCAGACGCTATGCTTGCCAGATTCCAACAGGCAGGTGGCAAGGTAGACTGGAAGTCTTACACAGACCAAATGGTCACAGGAGTCTTTACTCACCCCAATGGTGGCACACTGGAACTGTCCTGGAGCATAGAACAGGCTACAAAGGCAGGACTGAATAAGCCTGGTAGTGGATGGTCTAAGTATCCTAGAGCCATGCTAAGAGCCAGAGTAGTCTCTGAGGGCATTAGATCGGTTTACCCAGGCTGTGTGATTGGTACGTACACACCAGAGGAAGTAGCTGACTTTGATGACAAGCCAGTTAAGATGCGGGACGTGACACCTAAGCCCGTAGAGTTACCACACAATGTAATCGTACAACCAGATGAAGGTGATCTAACAGGACTGGGAGAGCCTGAGCCTGAGCCTGTTCCTACCTTTTTTGCTGATCTATTGCTACCAGATGGTTCTGCCTATTCCAGTCATCCTAATGCGGAAGAATGGATATTTGCCTACAACGAGATGGTAGAAAAGATTGGGAAATCTGCTAAGTTTAGTGCTCAAGAAAAGGCAGAGAAGGTACGTGCTCTTAAAACGGCTAATAAGGGGTGTATGAGCCGACTTACCGCTCTACAGATGGCAGTAATAGCACAAGCTACTGGACACGCTCTAGGAGCCGTTCCTGAGCCTGTAGAGGCTACTCCTCTCCCAAAGTCGAAAGGCCCGATCATGACAGTGGACGAGTTCGCGGAGTACGACAGGTTGCAACGGGAATAACTCAGAACGAACAAATATTGTCTTTGTTAAAGAGAGGGCCATTGACTCAGTTGGAAGCGTTAGACAAGGTAGGTACGACACGCTTGGCAGCAAGAATCAATGACTTGAGAGAACTTGGTCACATCATTCATACAGAACCCGTGACTAAAGGTAATAAGACTTATGCTAGGTATCACTTAATACAGGAGAAATAACATGGCAGACTTTGAAGTAGCAGATGGCACATCATTTATGTGGCCAAACAAAAAGACCAGTGAGAATCAACCTGACTGGAAAGGTGAGATGAACTATCAAGGACAGAAACTCAAGTTTGCTCTGTTCAAGAAAATGACTAAGAACGCCCAGGAATACGTCCTACTCAAGATCGAGGATGATTCTTGGAAGGATAAGAACCAACAGACTTATCCTAAAGAAGTCTCCAAGCCTTACGATTCAGACGTACCGTTCTAATGGGTAAAGCACAGCGCACTAAGGGGGCAACGTATGAAAGGGATATTGTTCACGATCTGGCTGACTATCTCGGTGTGGACTGTGCTCGAAACCTTGAACAGACAAGGGATGGTGGCGCGGATATTGTTTTGGGTAGGTATGTTATCGAGTGTAAACGGCGTGCTGGTATTGCTGTTTATGACTGGGTAGACCAAGCTCAAGCTGCTTGCAAAGAAGGACAGACACCTATTGTGGTGTGCCGTGCTGACAGGAGAGAAAGCCTGGCTATTATGAAATGGTCAGACTTTCTCACCCTACTAGGAAATGAAATCAAATGAACGAACGAATTCTAGAGATCAAACAACATTTTGGAGTTGAAGAATGAACGAGCGAATTAGACAACTTGCTGATGAGGCTGGATTGAGATTTACTCAACTGTTGAGCAAACCAATGATTCCTGTTGTAGATGGTAAAGTAACAGATTTGGAAAAGTTCGCCGAGTTGATTGTGCAGGAATTTGCCGAGTTGATTGTGAAAGAATCTGCCAAGTTGATTGTGAGAGAGTGTGGAGTAGCATTGAACCCTATGTTGCGTAATATGATTAGTCGTGGACAAGCATACGATTTGATTAAACAACATTTCGAAGTTGAAGAATAGATCAAAAGAACATTACCTATGATTCACTATCATGGACTTCCTATAACGCCAGCAACAGTTGCCAATTATGCCGTGCAAGCTGGTCATGCTTTTGTGTCTTATGCCCATCCAGACCAAATTGGTACAGTAATAGAGGTCTGCCAATCTTTTGCTATAGACAATGGGGCTTTTAGCGCATGGAAAAGTGGCAAACAAATTACTAATTGGGATGCTTACTACGATTGGGCATTAAATCTTAAAAAAATACCATCTTGTGATTTTGCTTGTATTCCAGATGTAATTGACGGCACGGAAGCTGAAAATGATGCGCTGTTAGAAGATTGCCCATTACCTAAATGGTTTGGTGCGCCAGTATGGCATATGCACGAATCATTAGAAAGATTAGAACAATTGGCTAATTACTAT